CGATGTCTTGGCAGTCCAACTCGCTCGTGCTCGCTTTGCAATCCTTCAGATTCAGGCTGCAGAAAAATCTATTCAAGCACCTATTGCTATCCCACAGGATGTGCAAGAACTTGCTCTTGGTCCAGATTCAATTATGCGTTCTTCTCAGCCACAGAACATCCGTCGTGTAGGCTTAGATCTACCACCAGGAGTCTTTACAGAGTCAGGAGTGCTAGAACGTGAACTACGGCTTGGCGCTCGTTACCCTGAAACCAGATCCGGAAATACCAGTGCAAGTGTTATTACTGGTCGTGGCGTTCAAGAGTTGCAAGCTGGTTTTGATACTCAAATCAAATCAGCACAATCGCAATTTGCTAGAATGTTCGCTGATCTTATTGGACTCTGCTTCGAGGTAGATGAAAAACTATTCAGCAATGTACAAAAGACAATTCGTGGTTCTGAAGATGGAACACCGTATGTACTCAAGTACACACCTGGTCGTGACATTAAGGGCGAGTATGGCGTAGATGTTCGTTACGGCATTATGTCTGGTATGGATCCATCACGTGCAATCATTGCATTGCTACAGATGCGTTCCGACAAGTTGGTATCACGCGACTACGTTCGTCGTGAAATCCCAATGGACTTGAATGTCTCGCAGGAGGAACAACGTGTTGATATTGAAGAAATGCGTGATGCTCTTCGTGTCTCAGTGGCACAGTACGCACAAGCTATCCCAGCGCTTGCGGCGCAAGGACAAGACCCTTCCCTTATCGTCTCGCGTATTGCAGAAGTTATTAAGGGTCGTCAAAAGGGTATGGCACTAGAGACAATCGTAGAAAAAGCATTTGCACCAGAACCACCACCAGAGGCACCAATGATGCCAGGTGGATCCGAACTTCCAGCAGCAGGTGCGGCCCCCGCTCCTGCCTCGCAGCAACCTCCACAAGAACAAGCTGGTACGGCCCCTGCTGCTGGTCAAAAACCCGATATAGCACAACTACTCGCCGGACTAACCGGCGGTGCAGCATAACCGAAGGAGGTGCAAATATGAATAAGGGATCACAGGCTAAGGCTCCAATGCAAAAGCCAACTGAAGGCAAGAAGGATACTTCAAAGCCTAAGGGCGGTAAGGTTGACTTCGGTTATGCCGGAACAGCTCGCAAAGGCAAGAAGGCTTAATTACTACTGAAAGGTGTACAGGGTGTTGAACGATAACGATAGGATTCCACGCCCTGTACGCCGGACAGACTTTGCAGTAATTATTATTGGGTTTTTCTACAACCTAACACAATGCGTAGAAACACTGATGTCGGAAGTTTATGAACTTTCGATTTACCACGCTAATCAGAAAACCAAAGTCAATAAGGCTTGGGAAGATATGGCACAAGATTTAGAAACGTTAGAGGAGGACAAATGACAACTGCACCAATGAACCCACTTGCAGGTGCGTCAGGTCCAGGAAAGTACGCTGTACGCAGCGACAAACTAACTATGGGTTCTACAGGTTATGGCGAAGGCGTTGAGACAGCTGCAATTCAGTCTGGTGCTCCGCTTGCTAATACACCTGATGTCCGTCCAGCACGTGGCGGAGATGTACGTGAGGCAGCTACACAAGCGCCCGTAACAGGATTGTTTGAACCAACACAGCGTCCTAACGAACCAATCACTGCAGGTGTTGCAATGGGTGCAGGTCCAGGACCAGAAGCGCTAATGATGCGTCAGCAAATGACAGAGAAGTATTCCGATACATTGGCAAAGTTATTGCCATACGATGAATCAGGTGAGATTACGATTCTGTATCAGGATATGCTTGCGCGAGGTATGTAGTGTCGGAGAAGAATCTTAAGATTGCTGCGGCCCAAGCAGGGCTAAGCCCGACAGATAAAGACAGAATCGACTCACTATCAAAGTCTTTAACTGCTCATAAGAACTTACTTGATATGCCAGTAGCTGAAGCACGTACAAAGTTTCAGACTTTGCCAGCAGATCAACAACAAGCACTAACGCAGACCTTTGGCACGGAAGCACCAGATAAAAAACGTGGTCCATTAGGTACCGCTTGGCACTACACAGGTGGTGCTGTAGTCGGCGCACTGACTGAAGTATCTGACTTTATGACTCGTCTTGGTCGTACAGCACTGATTGCTAACGAGCAGGTCCCATTGGGTAGCGCTGAATACTACCTACCTAAGAATTGGTCTGTTATCTCTGAGGCTTGGAAGAAGTCTAACGATAACGGCGAGCTTGTCTACAACGAGCCACGTATCAACAATGCCATCAAGAAGTATGGCAACAACTATGTCGGTTTAGCACAAAAGGTTTCTACAGGTACTTCGCTTTCAGATATCATTGCAACTGGAACTGAAGAAGAAAAGCAGATTGCACGTCTTGCTGCTAAGGGCGAAGACCCACTATGGCAAGATGCGTATGACGCAGTCGTTGCTGCTAAATACTCACCAGGTCGCGCACTTGCTAACGCACTTTTACCTGAGTCACTAGAGGGTACAGGTTTTCTATACAAGGGTATTTCAGGAACTGCAGATGCTGCATTCCGTATCTTTGCAGATCCAACCATTGCACTTGGCAAGGCTAAGAAGGCCTACGATGCTGCTAACTATGCAATCATTAAGATTGCTGGAGATCCAAAGAAGTTAGATGCAGCTTTTAACAACCCAAAGGTTGTCAACTTTTTTAACTCATACGGCTCTGAACTAGATAATCTAGCCAAAGCACGCAAGTCAAAGAACATTGTTGCTGCTGAACAAGCATCAACTACATTGCGTCGCATAGCTCCTGAGTTTGGTCCTGCTGCTATTGACGAGTTCGTCAAGGCTGGCGTTACTAATGCAGATACTGCAAAGGCATACTTCCAGAACAGCGTAGATGTACAAGGCATCCTTAAGGGACAAGCCGCACGCGATACACCACTTATCCCGCGTTTGACTGCAGGTCGCCAGCTACGAATTAAGGCGCTTACTACAGGCAACAAGGTTCTTAACATTGACAATGTAGGGCAGAAGTTAGTACAGGCTATGTACGGAACTGCTCCACAGTTTGAAGATATCCTAACTGGTATTACCACTCGTTCAGAAGAAATTGCTGGACTTGAGAAGCAAGTAGGACGCATCAAGGGTCCAGATGGTGCAGTACGTTTTACTGAGAACCAGATTCAAGGACGCATTGACCGCTTTGCTCGTAAGTTTACAAAGGTTCCTAACCCAACATCTAAGGTGTTTGATGTTATGGGATCTAATGCAGTAGATGAAATCTACCGCACTGCACGTTTAACCAACTCTCGCTATCACAGCAAGATTATTGCTGAGGCATTTGCTGCAGGCGATGAAGGTCAGCGTATGCAGATTACTAAGGGACTTTGGAACACAATCTTTACTACACGTGGTGTAAAGAAGGGTGACCCAGGAAGATCCTTTATGGAGGAGTTTGCAGGTAGAGGCTTAGAAAAGCGCTACGCTGCAGATATCGTTGTATCAGGTGAACGCCTTGGCAATCCAGCAGAGTTTGCTGGTGAGCAACTAGCGCTGTTCCCATACCAACTTTCTACAGCAATGGTTATCCCATCTGTTGTTGACCTAGATAGATTAACTGCACGTCAAGGCATAGTATCCAGACTTGTTGGAGTTTCACACAACAAGTGGGTAGATAAGATTACATCTGGTTGGTCGTTCTTGACTCTTGCCGGTCCACGCTTTGCTATTCGTAACTCTATCGAAGACGATATGTTCTACCTTGCACGTGGTCGCAATCCTTGGGATTTAGTCAAGGGTAAGATTTGGTCTACAGGAGTTCGTGTCGGTAAGGGTGCAAACATCCTTGGCGCAGATGGTGCTCCAAAGACTGCATTGGAAAAACTAAAGGACATAGCATTTCTTAATGTTGAATCCGGTGAAGTCGGAGTAATCAACAAGTTTGTCCTAGCAGATGAACTAGAAGAGTTTGCTGCCAAAGTTGCTAAAGCAAGCAATGAAGACGAAGTCCGTGGCGTTATGGCTGAGGCAGTCTTGCGTCGCAAGCTAGGCTACAAGTTAGATCCACAATCAGCTGAGATTATTGCAGACATTGCTAAGTACGGTAACTTAGATGACCTTCTTTCAGAAGTTGCAGAAGGTGCTAAGAATGGCGTACGTGGCGGTGGACGCTACCAGAACGTTGCAGATGATGTGTCTCGCTTTGGCAAGATGGACGCAATCGTTATCGATGACAAAGCATACAAGCGCTCTATGGGTGATATCCCATTTACAAACTTTAACCCTGTTGCAAACGAGCAGGCAAAGGTTAGCTGGCTATTTCAGATTGGTGTAATGACCAATGATGAACTTGGACGCATTGCTGTTAAGTACCTCGATAATGAGGACAAGGCAATCAATGAGATGTTTAAGTATCTCAAGTCACTGCCACAGCGTGACCGCGATCGATTCCAGTTGTACTTCAAGGGTGCAGATGAGTACACACACGCACAGCGTGCGTTCCTTGCTGTAAACACTTTGTTCTCTAAGGCTGATGGTAAACTCAATGAGGAGCTTTGGAGCAAGGTAGTAAAGACAGATGCTGACGGTTACGTACGTGTAACTGCTAGAGATCTACGTCTTGCTGACCTGCCAACAGATCCTAGAATGGCACCAACATATATTTCAGGCCCAACATTAGTACCAGTATCTGCATCAGATAACTTTGCCGCTTCAATGTGGGACAAAGGCTGGGATGCTATGGGAGAAGCCAACGCACGTTGGACTCGTGAGCCTATTGTTCTTAACGAAGTAATCCGTTACCGCAAGCAGTTAGATGAATCTGGCTACAGCCAGAAGGTTATCGACCAACTTACTGCTGGTAAGACAGATGAAGCCTACGAAAAGGCTTACAGAACTGCAAAGCAACAGATCAATTCATTGGCTGAGGACTTGGCCAAGGACAGCGCTCTTGCTTATGTAGATAATCCTGCAGTGCGTAGCCAACTTGCTATGACAGGTCGTAACTTTGCACGTTTCTATCGTGCAACTGAGGACTTTTATCGCCGTTTTTATCGTACAGTTAAGTACAACCCAGAGGCAATTACTCGTGCATCACTAACATACGACGGAATTGCACACTCAGGCTTTGTACAGACAGACGATACCGGTGAAGATTACTTCTTCTACCCAGGAACTACAGCGATGTACCAAGCAATGGGTAAGACAATGCAGTTCTTCGGACAAGAAGATGGCATTAAGGCTCCAATGCCTATCGAATTCAGCGCTAAGTTGAAGATGATTACACCATCTACCAACCCAGACTCGCTGTTCCCTACATTTGCAGGTCCATTATCTGCAGTGTCACTGAAGGCAATCTTCAATGTGGTACCAGCTTTGGATAAGTTTGAAAGAGTCTTGCTTGGTCAGTACTCAGAAGACCAACCAATGGTCGAAGCACTTTTCCCTGCACACATCAACCGTCTATTTGCGCTAACAGATCGCAATGAACGTGTAAGTCAGTACGCATCAGCTGCACGTAAGGCTGCTGCATACCTAGAGGCTACAGGCCACGGGCTAACACCTAAGATTGATCCAGTAACTGGTCAGGAAATTCCACTTACCGTAGGTGAGTTGGAAGATTACAAGGACAAGTTATCTGCATCTACAATTACAGCCTTAACACTGCGCTTTGCACTTGGCTTCTTTGTACCAGCATCACCACAAACAACCCTTAAGAGCGACATCGCTGTCTGGGCGCGTGAGAATGGTGAGACTAACTTCAAGCAGACCTTTAATAACCTAGTAACAAAGACTGGTAGTTATGACAAGGCTATGCAGGAGTGGATTCGCCTGTTCCCTAAGGAACTGCCATACACAGTATCTGAGTCTGACAGCACAGTCGTAGCAATTCTTAGCGCTAATGAGAAGGCTAACGAGTGGGTCAAGGAAAACAAGGAACTCATCAAGAAGTACCCAGAAGGTGCTGGATTCTTCATTCCGAAGGAAGGCGAGTTCGACTTTGATGCCTACAAGTTGCTATCAAAGATGGGGCTTAAAGAGTCTAAGCAGGTAAGAGATTACTTGCGTGAGGTAAACACAGCACGCGATGAGGCTTTCTACTACTCACAACAGGACCTCTATGAAGAGGAACTTGCTACAACATTCAGCGACTTTGCTAAGCGTAACCTTAAGACCCAGTGGGAAAACTGGTCTAAGCAGTACAAGAAGGCACGTCCTAACCTACAAGAAGAGATGGGTAAGGGTGCTGAAAACGCTATCAAGCGTACACAGGCACTAACTGATTTAACAACTATGTTGTCAGACCCATCTATCAAGGTAGATCCAGCGATTCGTCAGCCTATTGAGGGTATGTTGAATACTTACAATGACTATATCAACGCACGTGATTCAGTATTTGGCAGCACAGCGTCTGCTGAAAACTACAAGGATATGCTTAAGCAACGTGCAAAAGTAGAGTTGCTTCGTTTATCAAAGCTAAACCGTAACGCAGAAGATGCTT